TAGGGTATGCCAATATCATCTAGCGCGGCTTGAAATCGCGGGTAAGCGATTGTTCGGACTAGCGGGTAGTTTGGCAAATAGTAGGCAACGTCTGCCCCACCTTGTGAAAATATCTTGTTCAGCGTTCTAACGTACTACCGGCGTGTGTCTTACCAGCCCCAAAGCCAGCCACCATTGCTGGGAACCGGCTTGTACTGTTGACTAACTGCGCTTGCGGCTTTGTAGCCCTAGCCCTAAGTTTCACTAGCCACTACTTCAAATGACGTAACCTGGTGCGTGCTTGTAACAGTCTGTTTATCAGATTGCCCTAGCAAGTTCTTTCCTAGCCATATAAGCATAGGAACGTTACCTTCTTCAGCCGCTTTAAATTGCAATCTGCGTAGGCTTATTTTGCCTTTCGCGCCATGCTCTCTGTAGAAGTCCGCAAAATTTAGGTATCCGCGCTCTTTTAAACGCCTATTCAATGTGTCTTCAGATATGCGCCATATGGCACAAATTTCATCTTGTGTTGCGTTAATTTCTGCCAATGAAACAATTTTTGCAAAATCTTCGTCGCTTATTTCAATTCGTGGTCGCCCGACTTTAGAATCTGTCGTCATGATTGTTTATCCCATTGTTAAAACAAAGTAATATTATTTTAGCAAAAAAAGACCACTGCGATAGTGGCCTAAAGTCGCTACAAACGACTAGGAGAAAGAGCCTTCATTGTAACCTCTCTTTGTTCAGCCGTCTAGCCTCTGCGTTGTAGTGCCTGGCAATCTCAATCAAACCCTCTTTGGTGTACTTTCTTAGCGTACTGTCAGATTCGAGTAAGTTAAGTTGGCGTTCACCAATGCGCTCTAGAAGTCGCTTGCGATACTCAACATGATTGCCTGCAAGCCAGTTGTTGCAGTGCTTGCATTGACCATGCACGTTGTCCTCGACAAACCTCATGTGCGGAGCTGAACCAACCGACCTGTAATGTCCTGCGTCAAATGTGTTTGGTGCGTCTCCTAGAGGCTTGTCACACGATATGCAAGGCTTGCCTGTATCTCTGGCTCGGATGTACGAATTAAACGCAGCCTGCGCCTTCTTGACCAACTGCGGCTTGGTTTGCAGTGCATCCAGCTTTAATTTGTTTCTTGCTTGTCTTTCTTGACTTTAACCGCCTTGACCAGTCGCATAGCACACGATGGGCTGCAACATGTCTGTAGCGGTCTGGCTGGTTGAAAAGTATCTTTGCATACCTTGCACTTCTTTGTTTTCATTCGCCCACCTCAAAACCTTTGTCTGTTGCCCAGCAAATGAGCCACTCTGTGAACTCGCTTGCGTCTGCCTTATTGAATTTGCGCGACTGCAAGCCCAATTGAACTACCCTTTGGCCATCTAAGCTGGGCGCTACCTTCCCTGCTGACCTGCCAGTCTCGCTTGCCCACTGGTCAATCAAGAAACGCTTCCAGCTTTCGCCATCCCACTTAGCACCCGCATGGCTTGTCTGCTTTGCAATCTGGCCAATAATTGCATGGTACATCTCATTTTGAGGCTGGCTACGAGTCTCGCTTGTGACTTCCAATGTAAATTTCTTACCCTTCATCAGATGAGGCTTCATCTTTTGGTAAATGTCCGTTACCACCTGGTGCGCCTGTTGCGCATTGTGTAGCGTTATTTTCATTTTCTGTTTTTCTCCAATGTCATTAGCGCCCTTATATCATCCGCGTACTTTTGACCATATTTTTTAGCCAATTTATCCATCACACCCCTAAACCACTGTGGCGCTTTTTCAGCCTGCCACTTGTAGCTGTACACCAAATCGCGAGCCAAACCCTCGTCAGCGGCCTGTTGCGACCTTTTAGACTCAATGCTTTGTTGAACTCGGCGCTCGGCTTGCTCTTTCTTTGTGCCCCAGGGGATTAAAGACAACGCTTTTGCTTTTCTGTGAGTTTTGAATTGACTTTAAGTTGATGGACATTTTGTATTCCATCACCGTTTAAATTCTTTGACCTAGCCTTGCCACCGACCGTTCCAGCTCTCGAACGTCTAAAACTGGTGTCATCGCTAATAATACTTTTACCAATAAACATCGTAAAAGCATTTGGTATTGGTTCTTTTTTCATATAGCAAGCCATAAGTTGAGTGTAATTAATCCGCAAGTGACAAGCCCGACTGCAAACAGAATTACAGCAACAACCGATAGTTTTACTAAAACATTGCGCCAGCGTTGCGGGTTTTGATGCTGGTAATTGATGTATGGCTCTGCGTCTACCGGTATTTGACTTGCTCTAACTCGGCGTTGTAGCCAAGCATTTGTTCTTCTAATTTCTTTTTCTGCGCTCATTTCTTTCTCCTTGGGTATTTATAAAAAACGTGGAAACCAATTACCTCTGTCATCTCAAGCCTGCTCGCCCAACGAGGGTGGACAGCTAGGGTATGGTAGTGGGTTGAGTTTCTTGTGTTGTCCTTTAACCTGCCTGCAATTGCCTTAGCCACTACCCGTTGCACCTTTTGCGTGTACGCGACCAGCCTAGGGTTCCGCGCTCTGTAATCGTTAGCCCAGCTAAACTGTTTGTTTTGATAAACCACTTTGCAAATTGAGTTTGGCCAGCGCTTACTTGCGACTCGGTTTAAGACTACGTTAGCTACCGCCCTGATACCCGCCAGACTTTCGCCACGTGCCTCGTAGTGCAGATTGTCAGCCAAACATTTAGCTTGCTTGGAGTAAGGCACAGCCAACGCCGATGTCGGTAGCATCAACAAAGCCAGTAGTAGCTTAAGCACTACCTCTTGCACGTATAGCTTTGGCAGTCCAAGTCGCCAGCACATCCTCGCCTCCGTATTCGGCGTCAATGTCGTCACACACCTTGGCACATGCCTCACGCTCTGCTTTCACAGCATCTTCAATACACACCAGCCACAACTGCGAGTGCTTGTTGTTGTAGTCGTTCCTGACGAGTTCGGCAAAACGTTCGAGCTGCGTTATCACCCCTGGATGCGGAACTCTCATAAAAGCATCCGCAATTCCAGCTTCTCGCGCCATCTTAATAATGTCTTCTGTAGTCATGTCCTCATCTCCCGTTCAATAGCCAGCAGACGCTGCTCTGCTTGCTTGAGTAGCCACAGCACATCCGGACCATTGGCGCGAGTAGACGAAAAATAAAACGAGCCGTCAGCCTCGTAGCCAACAATGACCACCTCTTTTAACAGTCCTACTGCACCAGTCAGCACCGCGTCGGGGTCAATGTCTGCGTAGGTTTCACCGGGGTTCAAGTGGAGGGGGAAGTCGATTAACTTAGCCATGGTTTTTCTCCTGTAGTTTTGCTTCAATGGCTCGGGCAATACTACGGTACAGAGTTTTGTTTGCCGCATGGTACGTAGCGATAGCGGGAAAAACCTGCTCAACTTCCTCATCCGTTAGCCCAACCAAAGGCTCGTTGTCCAAGAACTCGTCCTGCTCCTCGGCAGACATTTGAGCAAAGGTATGGAAGTGGTTCTCACCACAGCATTGGAACCGTGCATTTACCTCGCACCCGCAGTAGCAACAGTACTGCGTGCTGTCTGCCATTAGTTCTTTTCGTGTCATGTGTTCTTCTCCTGTTGCTTAGCATCTACGCAGTCTTTGCAAATAAACTTGCGAAACGTTCCAATAAACTTAATGCTGCCGCCTTTTAAGTATTTATCCTTTTGACACCGCAGGCACATCTGTGGCCTAGAGTGCATATAACGCTCATGTTCCGTCTTTGCTGATAACGCATCGGCGTTCTCTTTAGCGGGTGAAAAACTCCTAAATCCATTTCTCATTTTGATTTCTCCTTGTCATTTATAACTTTTGCCTTCTTCGACCTCAGTACATCGCGAACAATCCGCTGCGACCTGTCTAACTCACCCACCGTCACGATTTCTAATTGCTCGTCGTGTAATTGCATTGCCTCGTCCAATGTTTGCATCTCAGCACCCTTTAAGATGTAGTGGTCTGTCCTCATACCGCGTTTGCAGACCTCCAGAAGGGCGTCTAAGCCGTTTTTTGCAACAAAAGCATACTCAGTACCAAACCCCATGAGAACGAGCGCCTCGCACGTGTTTAGAGCGCTTATCAGTACATCCAGCTCTTTTCGTCTTGCCTCACCTTTGACAAGCATTGCCAGGGCATTGTGGTTCTTCAACTTCAGGGTCAACAGAGAGCCTTCGTGCTTTGCAACCGGTGTTATGCTTTCAATCACAAAAGCCAACGGGTTGACTAAGACAGGTTTAGGCTTGTATTTGCTTTGTTTTTCATATTCTTCCTCTGTAAGCTCACTAATAATGTACAACGCTTGGTTGATTATGAATACAGGGTAATCCCTACCTTCACGCACCAAATCAAGTATTTTTCTTGCTTGGTGGCAGTTCATTGCAAAGCCTCTTTAGCAAACCGTATGCTTGTTGGGTTTGTCTTTTTCCCATCTGCATAGCCTTGCAATATTCGCTTTGCCCAAGCCTTGTGGTCAACCGGCAAGGCTTTAGTAACCAATTGCTTGAGGTCTTGCAACTTTGACAGCTCACGAGCCAAACGCTCTGGGTCTGCTTTTGGCTCTGGCAACCTTGGTGCTTCAGGTGCAGGTGAACGTCGGCACAGGTTTCTAAACTCAATGATGTTAGGCGCCCGCTCTGGTAAATTTTCTAAAGCCCATGCCAACACTTCAAGTCGCCCACCGTAACCGCTTAACTCGTGTGCCCATGCTGTCTTTACATCAGCAAGCGGAACGTCAGACCACTGGCGTGACCATGCCGAACCATAAGTTGCAGCCAGGCGTTCAAAAAGCCTGTCAATTGCTTTGATTGATATACTCATTTCAACTCCAATACGCTAGTGTCAACGTCAATAAAATATTTTTGAATCTGTCGGCCACTGCCTGCCAGTCATTTCTTCCCAACGTTTCTGCTTTGCAAGCTGGTCACGCTCAGCAAAAGTAAGTGCTTGGGCTTGGCTGCTTGGCTTGTCTGCCACCCAGTCAGCCTTAAACGACTGCCAGCCACGAACTACGGTTTCAGCTAGTGCAGCCTCCAACGTCCAGCCAGCCTTATCAGCCTCTTTCTGTATCCCAGTAACAACCAACTTGCTAACCCGTGCATTTTTCTTTTTACGATGAGCAACAAACTCCAACCAAACCTCTTGTGATACGCCGTCAGGCGAGGCAACGTTAGTTGCTGTCTTATATTTTATTATTGGTTCTTTGGTTCTTTGGTTATTAGGTTCTTGGTTAGCATCTAAAACAGGTTCGTTCGCAGTGCGTTCGTTATGCGTTCGCATAGCCTTCGCATTGCTCCACCTTGCGTTTGCACTGCCTCTGGCCTTTTCACTCTTTTGCTTGTAGCCATCAATCTCTCGGTCGCAGCGGTTGTGATGCCACTTGTCTACAGACTTATCAAAAAATGCTTTAAGAGCAATCGCACTGTTTTTTCATCCGAACGCACTGCGAACGCAATGCTTTCTGGGTCATCATCGAACGGCGTTTCGTCTGTGTAATAAATCCACATCATCCGTAGGTATGTGGCTAGCTGGTGGTCATCAAGGTTGGCCGTATCCTTAATGAAGTCTCCAATATGATGTTGGTAGTAAAACATTAGGCGTCTCCAACTGCTTCATTGTCAGCTGGCTTGTCTTTATCAACGCCACGAAATGCTTCGTTTACAAGAAACTTTTCTTGTTCAACAATTATCCCAAACTGGTTGGCCGATAACCAAATTTCAACATCCTCGCCTTTATCGTTAGTTTGTGAAATCCTTATAAAACCATCTCCGTTGCCATAAACTTCTGTCTCAATCTCAGCCCTTAAAAACAAGCCCATGTCTAACTCCAAAAAGAAACCCCTGAACTCCAGTGGTACGAGCACCGGAAATTCAGGGGTCAGCCTGTGAAGGCTTATGGGTATCTGCGTCTCGTACACGCAACTCATAAACCGTCTCAAAACAAATTATAACGCTTTTCTGCGTTTTTATTAGTCACTGCAACCGACTGGATAAAGCTCTGAAATTAGCTTGTACCTCGCAGTTGTTGCATCAGCAATGACAGCGTGCAGCCAGTGAATAGCCTCCTCGTCTGTAGCGGGCTTTCGGCTTAGTAGCGCCTCAAGGTCTTCAATGTAGTTTTCTAATGTATTCATGCTCAATTGTGAGTACAGGAAATTATTTTTTGTAAATAGGTGTAAACACCTAGATAAAAACGTGTTTTTTTTGGGTTAAAATAACCCCGTCAGCAACACAAACAGGAGAACCAAAATGAAACAAATTTACTCAGTAAACAACCAAGGCGCTG